AGATTAAATACAATTAAATACATTTTTTTGACATAATTAAATAAATCGTGATACATATTAAACAATGACTTAGTTATTTTATTAATTGGAATAAGGGGGTCAAGGAACAAAGGAAAGCAAAAATCATGGCGGCAAAAGCAAATAAAAGCGATTTAAACAACGAAACACCAATAAAGAGGGCTAGAGGTCGCCCTAAAGGAAGTGTCACTAATAAACAAAAACAAGGTGCTTATAACATCTTTAAACGCAGCTTTGGGTATGCTTTAGATGAAATGGCAAATCGTAGGGATAAACCATTACACGATCTTATTAATGACGCTTTAACGAATGATATAAGGGATATAAGTAAGTTTGCGTTCTTATTCCCACAGCAGAACCAGCTCAACATAAAAGCAGATAGTCTAGTTAAGTCTATAGGAGTAGTAGCAGACCGCATTAAAGATTATAAAAGGGAAGAAAGAGTAACAAAAGCAAAGACAATAGATATAACCCCAACTAAGATCGAGGAGTAGGCTAAATAGATATAATTATAGGCATTTTAGACCCCCCCCTTGATTTGTGTGCCGCCCTTTAGTGTAATAATAATTATACCCCTACTTTAACCCCTTTAAAAAAAATTTTTTTGGCATAAAAAAAGGGGGTATTAAAACCCCCTAATTTTATTATGTATTTAACTTACATAGCTAATAATGCTTTTTTAGTAATCTTTTCGCCATCAAGATAAAAAGTGTTTCTAAAAGATGCTGTATCATGTTCCCATTCCCATTTTGCATAATCAATACCATTGTATTTAGTTACAAGTTTAACAAGACCTAAACTTGTTACATACTCCTCAAAATGACTATTATTGTTTTCATCTCTATACAATTTACGACTAGCGTTTCTATCAAAATCATGTGTAATTAGATAGTCATTACAATAATCACGAAATTCCGCCATGCTTTCTTCCAAATCTTCCACAATTTTTCTAACATAAGCAGCTTCATATAAAGGCTTACCAAATCTTTCATTTCTTAAATTATTTAATGTGTTGATGTGGTTTTTGACACTTTGTACAATTCTATCAACTGTTTTTTGTGAAATTTCACTTGGGTCTAGCTTTTTAATTGGCTTAATGTTTTTTAAGTAACGATTTTGATTGGCTTGTAATTGTCTTTGAACATCTTGATATACAACTTGTTCACGAATCTTATTTTCGTCACTTGCAAAAATTTCTAATTCACGAACTTTATCTTCGTTAAATTCTGTGTTTATTTCAAGTGGTTGTTTATCGCTGCCATCACATGAGCCAACTCTACCCCATTCAACAGTAAAACCATGTTCTGCGATCTTACCATCAACCTTGACAGCTTGAACTCTACCACATGATTGACAAGTACCTTTGTGTGTATGCTTTCTATTTTTAACCATTTTATTTCTCCATTAAGTTAGTTATACCTGTAAATATAATTATAATGACATAATAAGTCAATACCTAAAATATAATTTTTGTAGGTCTTTTTACAAATGCACAATTTAAAAGTTGGTTGCAGTTATCGTGTTTTAAAATATAATCATCAATAGCCAATGTATCGTCATTTAAGATCGCATCAAAACCAAATCTAAAATCTTTTAGTTCAACATCTAGTTTTGATACCTTGCTTGGTAAAGATAAATTTAAAACAAAGCCTCTATCATCTAAAAACCAAATTTTAATTTGTGTGCCAAAATCATTTGTTTTTCTATAATGATTTATAATTTTGCCTCTAAATGACTGCTTTTCGTCAGATAAAGGTAAATCAGCTGCAACAATATATTCTTTATTTTCATAATATCGTTGAACATGGTTATCGTGATCTTCGTAATTAACCCAATCTTCTTTAGTTAAATCAGTTTCCCATTCGCTTAATTTAAAATTAACATTAAAATTATAATTGTTATCACCAATAAAATCTCTAGCTTTTTGTATAGCTTTTTCCTTATCAGTTGATAAAGTTATTACATATTTCCAAACATAAATTAAATTCTGTGCTGAAGCACTATAAACTTGTTTTCTAACTTGTAATGTATAAAAACCATTTTTATTACCTGAACCAATCCTAAATACAGGGTTGCTGCTTATAATATTTGTTTCATCATTCATAATATATCTCCATTCTTATTAATAAATATAGATATACTGACATAATAAGTCAATAGATTTATGAAAAAAATTTGAAAAATATGTGCTTTTTTTTGTTTATGATTTGTTCACGATTTGTTCTTATTTTGTTCTATACTAGATATTGTGTTGACAAACCACTACAAATCACTAAATATGACAAAATTGGTATAGTTATGTCATATCCTCCCTACTAACAACGCAGTAAAAAAAATGGCGACATAACGATATACCCTTGCAAGGTAGGGGTGGCAGGTTTTTAACATACCATTTTCCCCTGTTCACCCCTCATTAAAGGATTATATGGAAAATTTAGAGGACATATTAGAAGAATTAGCGGCAGACCCTGTAATGTTTGTAGAAGCTATGTTGGGTGCAAAACCTGAAAAATGGCAAAAAGAATTTTTATTGAATGTGAGGGATAACCCTAGATGTGCTGTTAAGTCAGGGCATGGTGTAGGAAAAACAGCTGTGTTATCATGGTTAATATTATGGTGGTTACTCACTCGTCACCCATGTAAAGTTGTTTGTACAGCAAATACAGCACATCAATTATCAGATGTGTTATGGGCGGAAGCGAAGAAATGGGGTCGGCAATTACCTGACGCATTTTATCAGCAGCTTGAAATGAAATCGGATAAAATTAATTTAGAGGGTGCAAATGATAGTTACGCTGTGGCTCGTGTGTCAAGGCGTGAAAACCCTGAAGCACTACAAGGCTTTCATAGTGACAATTTATTGTTCATAATAGATGAAGCAAGTGGTGTTGACGATATGATCTTTGAGGTTGGTGAGGGTTCGTTATCTACGCCAAATGCTAAAGTCGTAATGACAGGCAACCCAACACGAACAAGTGGCTATTTCTTTAATGCCTTTTCCGCTATGCGTGATAGATGGACATTACAAACAGTCGCTTGTAAAGATAGTTCGCAAGTGTCCGAAGAATATATTGAGGATATGGCGATTAAATATGGTGATGACTCAAATGTATATCGTGTACGAGTTTTAGGTGAATTTCCTAGAGCCGAAGATGATACAGTTATTCCGCTATATATGGTGGAAAGTTCCTTAAAACGAGAAATAGAGGTTGACCCATATACCCCTGTTGTTTGGGGATTAGATGTTGCCGCCTTTGGCAGCGATAGAACCGCATTATGTAAAAGGCGTGGTAATGAGGTGACCGAACCTATTAAGTCTTGGCAGGGAAAAGACCTAATGGAAACTGTCGGTATGGTTGTTCAAGAATACGAAATGTGTAGTTATAAGGATAAACCTGCCGATATTATGGTTGATACCATTGGTATTGGTAGCGGTGTATGTTCTCGATTAGCCGAATTAGACCTACCTGCAAGACCCATACAAGTTAGTGAAAGTCCTAGTATGCGTGATAAATATATGCGTTTGCGTGATGAATTATGGTTTCGAGCTAGAGAATGGTTTGAGGGTCGTGATGTGTATTTAGTGCAAGACGACAAGTTAATAGAAGAACTTATTGCACCTCGTTTTAAAATTACAAGTGCTGGAAAAATAAAAGTTGAAGCCAAAGATGAATTTAAGAAAAGATTAGGTGGTCGTTCTTGTGATTTGGCAGACGCATTTTGTTTAACATTTGCACAACAAGCATTCACAGCGTCTGTTCGTGGCACACAGCATAATTGGAATAAACCAATATCTTACAAGGATAGTACATGGATAACATGAAATATGATTTAATATTTGAGCCTGACGAAGAAATGGAAAAATTTGTTGCGGAAAATCCTGTAACCCATGCTTTGTTGTCACATCTTATTGATGAGCTTGAGGAAATGAATCAAAACATTGGAAATTGGGCGTATTTAACAGATGTCGTGTTAGCCGCTGCCGCTTTTACATTTTATCGTGCAGGTGGCACAAATGATGAATTTATGGAAAAACTACAAAGCGTAGATATTAGACCTGACATTAGTAAATTAAATTAGGAGAAACTATGGAAATACTAAAAAACATATTTAATTATGTAAAAAATCACTCGTGGGATTATGTAGATGCTGCATTAGGCGGCATTATCGTACTCCTTTTATTAATTTTAACAATAGGATAATACAATGCAAAGAAGCCAAGCACTTGATATAGATAAGCAGAAGAAAAAAGAACAAGAAGAAAAAAAATCTGCTGAAAAGAAAAAATCATCTAAAAAATAGGTTACATTATGAATGAACTAGAGTTTCAGGCTTTAGTGCGTAATGAGATTGAAAACGCATTAGGGTTTTATGATAGCGAATATGGCATAGATCGTATTCGTGCTATGGACTATTACATGGGCGAAAAGTTTGGTAATGAACAAGAGGGTCGTTCTCAAGTTGTTACCACAGAGGTTGCCGATACCATAGAATTTATCATGCCAAGCCTTATGCGTACATTTACACAAACTGACAATTTTGTTGAGTTTATGCCAAGACATGAAGAAGATGTTGAGGGTGCAAAACAAGCCACATCATACGCTAATTATGTCATTAACTGTCAAAACAATGGTTTTGTTATATTGCATAACTTTTTTAAAGACGCTTTGTTGCAAAAACTAGGTGTTATTAAAGTCTATTATGATGAAACCGAAAATGTCGAAGAAGAAACCTACACAGGGTTATCTGATGATGAATTAACTTTATTACTACAAGACGATACTATTGAAATTGTTGAACAAAGTAGTGAAGAATATGAATCAGATGAAGTTGATGAAATGGGCTACAGCGTTGGTCAAACATACTCAAAACATGATGTTACAATAAAACGCACTATGTATGATGGTATGATACGAGTTGACAACATACCGCCTGAAGAATTTTTAGTAAACAAAAGAGCCGCTTCAATAGATGAAGCTGATTTTGTAGCACATAGAACAACAATGAAAGTAAGTGACCTTATACAAATGGGTTATGATAGAGAACTTGTTGAAAGATTTGCAGGTCATAGTGAACTTGACAATGACCAAGAAGTACAAAATCGTTTTGAAGATGTAGAGTCAGGAGCAGATACAGATTCATCAGATAAATCTATGCGTGATGTTTTAGTTACAGAAGCATATATAAAAGCTGATTATGATGGTGATGGTATTGCAGAATTACGCAGAGTTGTAGCGTTAGGTTCAGGTTTTGAAATAGTAGAAAACGATACATTTGACCACATACCTTTTGCGTGTCTATCACCAATATTAATGCCACATAGATTAGTTGGTCGTAGTTTGGCAGAATTAATCATGGATATACAGATGATTAAATCAACTGTAATGCGTCAATTATTAGATAATATTTATCTTACAAACAATGTAAGAGTTGCCGCTGTTGAGGGTCAAGTTAATATTGACGATCTTTTAAATTCACGAGCAGGTGGTATTGTGCGTGTGCGTCAACCTAATGCACTACAACCTTTACAGCCACAACTTATCGGTCAAAACGCATTTAGCTTGTTACAATATCTTGACGATTTAAAAGAACAAAGAACAGGATTATCAAAAGCGTCTATGGGATTAGATGCGGATTCCTTGCAAAGCACAACAGCTACCGCAGTTGCTGCACAAATGTCAGCAGCACAAGGTAAAATAGAAATGATAGCACGAGTTTTCGCTGAAACAGGTGTTAAAGACTTATTTCAGCTAATACTAACATTATGCTTACATCATGGCAAAAAAGACCAAATGATACGACTAAACAATAAGTTTGTGCCGATTGACCCTAGCAACTGGAAACATGAATACGATATTACTGTAAATGTTGGACTAGGAAGCGGTCAAACTAACGAAAAAATGGCGTTCTTAAACATGATAGCACAAAAACAAGAACAAATATTATTGCAAACTGGCGTTGAAAACCCATTAGTTAGTATGCAACAATATCGTAATACTCTTGCTGAACTTGCAGGTATGGCAGGATTTAAAGACGCTTCACGATTCTTTAAAAATCCTGAAGATACACCGCCACAACCACAACAACCGCCACCACCTAGTGAAGCGGAAATGAAAATGCAATTAGATCAGCAAAAATTACAAGCAGATATTGAATTACAAAAACAAAAACAAGACGCTGAATTGCAATTAGAAAGAGAAAAAATGCAATTACAGATGGAATTACGAAAAGAAGAATTACGCTATGAAGCACAGTTACGAGGTTTTGAACAACAAATGGGTGGTGAGCCATCTACAAATTTACCAAGAGTAGTTGACTAATGACTGATGAAACCCAAAACGCCTTAACTGCATTTTATGACGCTTACCCTAAAACGCAGTATGTCGATTATTCAGGGTTTATTGACGCTTTCCAGCCTGTTTTAAATGACCCTAGTATGTATGTTCCACAACAAGGTTTATTACAAAATACACCAATTTTGGCAGACACAACACTAGACCCTACGATTGACGCATATTCACCATTTGTAACAGGTTTATTGCAAAGCTATCCACAAATGGAACAAGATTTTCAAAGCACCTTTGCAGTTGACCCTAACACCTATCGCAACTTTGCAACCTTTAATAGATTACCTTTTGACAAGTCTTATTGGGAAAATGTAGTTGGCGGTAGTGGAAGTGGTGGAGATGGTTTAGATGTAAGCGGAGTTGATGAAGCAGGTTTAATAGGAAACACAAACACAGGCGGTGGTGGAAGCGGTGGAGATGGTGGCACAGGTACTGATACTACTATTACAACAAGTAGTGATGATGGTGATGATGGTAGTTCAGGAAGCGATACAGATACAAAAATTACAATATTAGATACCATAACTGGTGGTGCAGGTAATGATACTGTTAGTGGCGGAGGCGATACAGATACAAAAATTACTTTGCTTGATACTGTTGAGGGTGGAGCTGGAAATGATACGATTGATGGTAGTTCAGGTTCAGAAAAAATTACATTAATTGATACTATCTCAGGAGCAACTGGAAATGATACTATTAGTGGTGCTGCTGGAAATAACAGCAATATAAATATATTAAGTACAATTTCTGGTGGATTAGGTGCTGATACATTATCAGGTGGTGCAGGTAATGATTTAATTGAAGTCGTTGATGATGCTACTGTTAATACTAATAGAAACAATACATTTGTGAATATTAATGGCGTTGCTGTTCCTCTTTCACAACTTACTGCAATTTCAGGCTTAAACATATTAGGCAACGCTGATTGGAATAAAGCTACAAGTACACTTACAGGAAAAATTGATAATATAACAGTTGATGGTGTTACTTTATCAAATTCAGACCTGATAAACACATTATCAAACGCAAATGATGTTGTTCAAAATGCAGGTCAAGTATTTAATTTTGATAATGCAGGAAATATTGTTGATTATAAACTTGATAGTGGAATAATGAAACTTGGTCTAATTGAAAGCCAATGGGCGTTAGACCAATCAACACAAACATTTTTAACTAAAGCTGAATATGACAATTTAATAGCCGAAGCAAACAATAATTATAAAAGTGCATCAGATGTTTTAACTAAAGGTGATATTCAGGATTTTGGAACAGAAACAACTTTTTTTGATAAATTTGGTAAATGGTATAATACACCGCTTAATGAGGGTTTTGGAGAGGCAGGTTCTGCTTTAAATAACGCTACTCAATTTACACCTGCAGAAGTTGTATCAGGTGTAGGCGGTCTTTTATCAGGTATGGCTGCCATAGAAGATGGCAACCCATCAAATGTCTTTAACACAGCAGTTGGTGCTGGTGGTACAGGCTTACTTGGCGGTTCAGCTTATGGTTCAGCAGAGGGAGCTAAAGGTGCTTTAGGTTTTGCAACACACCCAGCAACCGCTATTGTCGGAACATTACTTATGATAGCTCAACAACACGCACCAGACCCATCTAATAAAACTGGTTTTGCAGGTTTTGACGCTGAAACTCGTGAAACAACAAGTTTTGGAATGGAGGGCGATAAATTTAAACAAGCTAATGTTGATAAATCAACATCTATTGCAACTGCTATGGGCGATACTGTTAATGTAATTGCAGACTCATTTGGTTTAAATGCTAAAGGAGATATATTAGCTCAAACTGGTAATCGTGACCCATTAAACATTACCTTTGGAAACCAAGAAAGTGAACAAACTGTCGGTGATAGATTAAATTACAATCCTGAAATGGGCGATATTACAAGTGGTGATAATATACAAAGATGGTATTACACAGGGCAAAATGGCATTGATGGTGCAAAATTAGCTAGTGACACAATACATGGTACAACTTTACTTGCTTTAAAGGCTAAAGCTAATGGTGAAGATAGTATTAATTTAGCTAATATGACATTACCAACAAGGTCAGCAGACGAAGTAAAAAATACTTACCTATCACAAGGTTTTGATGAAACCGCAGCAGATGCTTTAACAAGTGCAGCTCGTAGTGCAAGTGGAGCAACTTCTGAATTATTAGGTGGATTATTGTTAGCCAACACAACTAATGAAGCTAATTATTTAACACAAGCAGAAAGAGAAAGTTTAATAGGACAAGGATATACAAACGAACAGTTAGACACAATGTTATATGGCACATCAGAGCAAAGTTTAGCCGCTATAACTTTATTAAACACTAATGAGGAAAATAACGAAGAAAACATATAGAGGAAAAAATGGTAAAAATAGAGAATTTAGAAAAGGATAAAGCTCGTGCCGAACAAGCACAAGCATTATTACGAAACGAAATATTACAAGAGGCTTTTACATATTTAGAGGAACAATACCATATTGCATGGGCTAATAGTTCGCTAGACCAAAAAGACCCTCGTGAAAAAGTTTTTATGATGTTGACAACGCTTAAAGCTGTTAAGCAACACATAGAAAATGTCG